ATTCTGTGAATTAGCACGAACATCATCTGATATACCTGAACTCCAATTATTCTGTTTTATTTGGACTTGTTTTGCCATATTAGAAATAAGTTATTACTATTACTTCACCTCTTGCTCCATTACCAGTAACACCAGTAGTTCCAGTTCCATACCAACTTCCTGCTCCTCCACCACCACCTCCTGGAACACCACCATGACCACCATTACCTGTTGTTATTTGATTTCCATTTCCTCCTCCACCTCCTCCATCTCCTCCAAATCCTGTTCCTGAACGAGAAGTTCCATTCCCTCCATGTCCTCCTACTCCATTACCGAGTCCTGCTGTACCACCATTTCCTATAACATAAGAACCACTTCTTCCTCCACTAAATCCTGGACTATTATGAACTGTATTATATTGTTGATAACCTCCTGAACCACCTGCTCCACCTGCATACATTGAACTTCCACCAATTCCTGTATAACCACCTGCAGAAGCACCACCAAATTCAGCACATAACCCATTAGAACCACCTGCACCTGCACCTGCATTTCCAATTCCTATAATTCCTGCTGTAGTAGCAGGTAAACCACCAAGAGTAGATGTTGCAGATGAATTACCTATTTTACCAGAACTTATTGTTCCTGCTCCACTTCCACCAACGTTAGATGTATTTCCAAATGAACCTGCTCCACCTCCATAAGCATTAAGATAAGTACCAAAAGAAGAATCAAAACCCATAGTTGAATTACCTGAATTAGCAATAGCTGTAGGTGCTACTAAAACTTTTTCAGTACTAGATAAAGCTGAAGCAGATAAAATTATTCTATTCCTAGAACTACCACCACCACCAGAAGAAACTGCTACTCCTCCTGGTGTATATGAAGCATAACCACCACTTCCTCCTCCACCAAAAGCTATAACTTCTACTATTTTAGCATTAGTTGGTTTAGTCCAAGTAGAATTAGATACAGCAAATCTACCATATCCAATAGTATTTGTATTTGATTGACCAGAATAATTTAAAACTTCAAAATAATTAGTTCCACTATTAGTTATTTTAAATATACCTTGATTTGTTACTCCAATTTGTTCACCAGTTATATTAACTATATTTCCAACTGGAAAATTTGTAGAATTTATATTTGGATTAGTTCCACTGTTATAAGTATATCTCCAAGTATTTCCCGAAGTATTACTTACTGTTATATTAGTTGTATTATCACCTCTAATAGTCGCTTCAGTTGTAAAAACTTGTACATCACATTTACTTACTAATCCTAATTGACCAGGAGTTAGTGTTAAACTAGCACCTGTTCCACCAGTATTTGTTCCTGCAATTACTTCTGCATCTGTAGCAATCTCTACACTACCTTTTGTTGTTGTTGTAGCAGGAGAAACAGCACCTACAATATCAATATAAGTTTTAACTGCTTTCTGTGTAGCAATTTTGGAGTCGCTATTAGCTGTAAGAGATGTATCTGTGTCCAAATAACTAATCTCAATTTTATCTGAATTAAGATTAGCGAAGTTTGTATTTATTGTAGTTCTTGATGTTGATATAACATCAGTTCCTTGTATTGTAGTTATTGCACTCATGGTCTTGATTGATTTGTCATTGATGACGAAATCTTTGTGTTATTAGTTATAATACTTATCATATCATCCCAAGTTCTACTTTCTGTTGCCCAAGTAAAACTATCAGTATCCCAAATTTCCCCAATATTTACTTTTGAGGAATTAGATATACTTGATGAAATTTTATCTTGGTTTATCATTATCTACTTGACCTCCACTTAGGAATAATTATGTTTGGTTCATCTGTTTCTCTTATTGTAAAGTAGTCCTGCATTTTTTTATCTTCTAATTGTTTCTCAACACTTAATGGTTGTAGGTTATTAAGTCCTAATGTAAAAGCACAATCATAAGCAGAACTAATTACAAAACCTCTATGAAGTAAAGGAGATACACCTGGATTTTTAGTAGTATCAGTTGCTACGAAGTAACTAGGAGTTCTTTGAAAATAAAACTTAAGTCCATTAGTAACACTTGATACTGGTTTAGGATATAACCTAACAACATTGTCTGCAATTTTATCATAGTATAAAGGATAACCTGCTGTTTTCATAAACTCATCAAGAGCAATACCAGTTAAATTTGATTGGTCAATAGGTATAAGTTGTCTATAGAGTCCAGTAGAATCCATTATGTCAATACGAGTTAAATTAAGAATTGAATTACCTTGCTCATCTATAAGGAAAGAATAATCTGTCTGGTTAGAAATTAAGTTTGTTGTTCCAATAGGAAGTTTTGTGTGGTTTGTATCATCCCATTGGAAACGTCTATCAGCACCAATAGCATAGCCTGCTACTGTGTCTAAATAATTATTACAAGAATTAACAATCTTTTGTGTAGACCATTGTGTAGAATCAACGCGAGCAATATCTCGCACTTGTTCTACTATACCATTTTTATCTGTAGTATTACTAAAGTTCATTACTTTTTAAAGTTAGTTTTAAATTCATCCAAATGATTAAAGATAGTAGCGACTATTTCACCACCTTCAACATTTATTGTTTCATAATCATCATACATATCTTCAAGGAATGGTGTCATAAGTTTACGAGTAAGAGGAATTATCTTATCGTTATATTTCTGTGCTTTAATAGCAATCTTATTTCTTTCTTCTTCTGCATCTTCCTTATTCTTCTTTAGATTCTCATACTTCTCATGTAGTGTATGGTCTACTTTTTCAGACATACGCTTATAGATTTCTTCTTTGATAGCATTCATATCATCAATACATTTCTGAACTATATCAGAAATAGCCTTCTCTTTATCAGTAAGGTCATTAATATCAACTTTCTTTTCTTCTGCTTGGACAAGTTTATCAACTTCTTCCATTTCTTTCTCAATTTCTTCTATCTTAGTTGATATTTCTCTACCAACACTTATTAAATCACCTTTTTCAGTAAGGAGTTTAAGTAATTTTTTATCTTCTAATTTTATAGTTTTTGTCATAGATTATGTTATTTATTATAGCACAGTTATTATTTATTGTCAAGTAATTGATGATATGTATCTTTCCACTTATAACCATGACTATTTATATCATAGTTATTCTCTACATATTCATGAGCTTTAGCACCTAATTCACGTCTATAGTTCTTATCTTCTATTAATTTATCAATAGCAGTAATAAACTCATCAAATCCATCAGCAAGAATACAATACTCACTATCTTCAGTATTAACTTGATATGGGCTATCTCCTGTTCTAAAAGATTGACATACACAAGGTATTTCAAGTATACTATCCTCTAAGAATTTTAAGTTAGACTTACAACGATTAAAGTAATTATCTACTCTTGGAATTATTGCTAAATCAAGTTTAAGATTATTAAGAGTTTCATAGTAATCTTCTGCTGGAACAAATGGTTGCCATTCAACATCCATACTTTCCCAGAACTTATAATCTTCTCCATAAAGTTTCTTATAAGTTTCATTATCTTTATCAGGTGGAAGTGAAAGAAGGACAAATCTAATCTTAGGATTATCTTTGTAGTGTTCCATAATAGGTTTAATAAGGTCTGTATCAGTAGTCAATGCTAGTGAACCAGTAATACCTATTCTAACAGTATCTGTTTCATTTCTAAGTGGTTCTGGAAAGTAAAAAGGGTCTATATAGTTAGGTAATACTACTACATTAGGATTTATCTTACGATATTCTTCTGCAAGGAACTCTGTAGAACAAGTAACTAAATCTGCTTCTTTAAGGCACTCATCAATAGAAACATTAAGTTCTTTAAGTCCTGCATTAACCCTTTCTTCATTAAAGTATTCAGTAAATTTAACACCCCCATTATCTTTATAAGTATCATCATTATCAAATACAACTTTCTTACCAATTCTCTTTAGTAATTTCATTAATTCTAATTTACCTTCTCTTTCTGGTCTATGGAATACAACAACATCTGCATCTTGTGCTGCCTTTGCTTTATTTTCAGGTGTCATTCTATTAGCAAGAAATGTTGTTCTATCTCCATCCCAACCATTAGCCTGAAGTGGAAATAGACATCTTACATTATAGCACCCCTGAATTTCTGAACCTACAAAAAATACTTTCATATTATAATTTACCTAGAGCTTCCTCTATTTTCTTATTTATAATTTCCTCTATCTTTTTAGAAATCATTTCATCTATTTTAGAAGTAGATTTAACTTCAGGTATTGTTTCTTGTGAAACTACTTTAGGAATCATATCTTCAGGATTTATTACTTCTACTACATTAGGAATAACCACCTGTTTTGTTCTTGGGTCTATTACATTACCAGAAGTGTCTATTCTTTCACTTACTTTTTTGATATTTGGACTTATTATTGTTGTCATATTTTAATTGCTTCCTGACTTGCTTACATCTCTCGGTCAGGAGTGAGTGCAAGCAAGCAATTATTATTTTATAATTGAACTATCGTGTTAGGCAGCTGTTATGATACAGATTCCTGCATTATCACGATTCTCTATTGTACCATATAGCAAGTCAGCAGTTGTAACTGTTGAAAGATATTCTGGTATATAGTTTGATTGAATACGAACTCCATACTTACCTGTCATGTGTGAACCTCTTGAATCACTCATTGAACCTCCTGTTCCTACAGGACTTGTTGCCCAATGTAAAGCATCCTTGTGTGCTAGAGCATTGTATCTACCAGTTGTTCCTGAAACATACTGAATGTTGTTAGAAATATAAACTGGAATACCATACAATGTTGCACGAGGAAGTTTTGCTGTTGGGTCATTAACTGGTGAGTTTACTGCAAGACTAAACTTATCAAGGTTTTGAACTTGTTTCCAGAATACTCCTGGCGAAAGGAAGAATGCTGTATCTGTTTGTGTATCAATACCTACTGCTTCAAGACCTGCGATTGATGCACGAATTTCACTATCTGCAAGAGATGTTGTAGATGCACCAACTGTTGTTGAGAATCCTGAAAACAAACTTGCGAGAGCTACTTCTAGTTTCTTAGCTACAGAGTAACCTGCGTTCATAGCATATTTCTCCTGTACATAGTAAGAATGCTTTAGCTGTGCTGCTTCTCTGTCTTCAATTGCGAATGAACATTCATACCATTGGTCTACTGCAAGAGTGATTTTACCATCTGTTGCGTTGTTTAATGTTACTGCTGTTGCATTTGACTTAACTGCTGCTGCCATTTCTGACATGATTGGTGTATAAAGTGTTGAACCTCCATCTACCAATTCACTTGAACGGTCTACGAAAAATTCTGCTAACATCAACTTTAGTTTAAAAAACTCGTTGATTTTGTTTCCCCATAATAGAGGAATGCTTCCTGCTAGTGTTGTTGAACTAGTAGTTGCGGTTGGAAAAGTTCCAGTTGCCATACTATCTTTTGAGTAAAGGAACTATCTAGGGTTAAATTAGTTGTAATGTTAATAAACTAAATAAAACCTTTACTGTTACCCATTTACCTTCTTAAAAGCTGCCATATGCTCCTCTCTTGTCATATCAGGTTTAATAAGTGTATCTTCTTCAGATTCACTTGAACCTTTTGAACCACCTAATCTTGCTTGCTCCCTTCTTTCCTTTTCTTTAATGTCCTTTTGGGCAGTTAGAAACATTGGGTCTTTTATTGCTTCTGTAAGGACTATGCCTTTACCTTTTGCAATAACTTTAGCTTGATTAATTTCTTCATCTGACAAACCACGAGCAATTAGTTTCAACTCCTCAGAAATATCTGGGTTGTTATTATTAATTGTTTGTGAAGGAGTAGGAGTAGATTTAAATTTCTTTAATTCTTCCTCTGCCCTTTTAGCTCTAGCATTATTTTGAGCAAGTGCTTTACGCAAATTCTCATTTTCTACTGCTAAATCTGTGGTTTCTTCAGCACCACTTTCGGAACTATTGGTAGTTTCCTCAACCTCTGTATTTGTGTCTACAGCGACATCTTCTGGATTTTGCTCCATAGATTTTTGATAGGTTATGCTTTACTATCATGCGTTAGTTGGTTTATGCAGAGCCAATATGCGAGATGAGTTAATTCTCATCATCCTGCTAACCCCTATTGATTAGCAGATGATAAGCACTAGCACTTCTTACCTCCTTTCTTTTTCTTCATATTATCTTGCTTCGTTTATAATTTTTTTCTCCTTGACTATAGGAGGAAATAAAATATCTAAATTTTCAAATGCTAAATCAATTACTTCTTTTGCTTCTGCGATAGATGAAACATCTTCTTTATTAAATACTTTTTCAACTGCTATCTTTTTTAAGAAGTCTATTAGATATGATTGAACATTATTCTGCATATCTATATTTGTATGAAATTCTTGAAGTGATTTTGACATAATTATTGTGGCATATTAGGATTATTACCCATATCCATTTTAGTTGGTTGTGATGGATTTGGTTTTACTTGCTGTAACTGTGCTTGCATAGCTTCAGCTTGTTTATTTTTACTTGACATAGCTGCACTAATACTTACTGGTGATATTCCTGCTCCTGATAGTTCTACTATTTTACTTAGAAGTTGTGAAGCAACTGGGTCTGATGATAAGTTTGGATTACTTGCGTATGTTATCAATAGATTATTTAGAGATTCAAGTGTTACTGCTTTATTTCTTTGTTCACCTGTTACATTTACAGTTACTTTTGCTTTTAAGTCTTTATAGAAATCTTTTGGAATTTCAATAAATCTCTTTCCTTTGGTTTGTTTTATGAAATCATCATAATTATCTATAAATGCTTGATAATCTTCTGCATTTATATCCTTTCCATCTATTAATGCTTGAATGACAACTTGATTAGCGTTGTAAGTTGCAAATTTTAAGTCTATTTCTTTTAATTCTTCTGGTGAGAAGTCATAAGAAAGTATATGTTCTACTGAAAGTTTTTTAGCAAGGAATGGAAGTACCCAATCTTCTATAATTTCTGTAATAAAAATACCAAATTCTTCCTGTAGAGATTTAAATACACTTGAAGATTGCTGAATAACTGTTGCTTGTAGTCTAAATGCTGTTCCGCTATTAGGAGATTCACCTCTTTGTGCACCATAAGCTGAAGTTGTCTTTTCTAATTGTGAATACCATTGGTCAATAAGAGCATTGTATTGCTGTAGACCACCACTTGGAAGTAAATTAACACCAGAGATAGGTTTTCCATCTTCAATTTCAAGAATTGTTCCATCATCTGTTTCTGTTAATAGATTTCTACCTTTTAGTTTTTTAGAAGCTGTCTGTCCAATTACTTTTGTAGTATATTCCATAGCACGATACTGTTTTAATACAGCATCATTAGTCCATACTTGTGCTTCCTCTCCTTCTTCCATAACACCTACTCCAAATCCTCTACCTGCTCTTGGTTTTCTTGCAAGATATTTATAAACTTTTTCTGTATCATCTTCCCAATACAAAGGAACTAGTGCTGTAAAAGCATCTTCTTTACCATTTTCTGTTGGTGTTCCTGCTATGTAGTATAATTGATAAGAAAAGTCTGTACTATTTTCTTTTACTACTTCACCATTTAATTCTTTTATATAACTACTAGGAAAAAATCC